GTCATTGCGCCTGCGTTTGGCCCGACAGGGGCAGCCGTAGCAGCTGGAGCCGATGCAGCAGGGACTATTACCGCAGCCGTTGAAGCTGCGTCTCAGGCGCACGAAGTGGCCACCGCTGCAGGGACCGACCCTACGTCAAGCGCCGTCATCTCTGCCGGCACCATTCTTAATGGTGTTATCGCCGCCGCTCCGTCCCTGGGTCTGTCTACCGCTACGGTGGGACAGCTCAACAAGGTGGCCGCTTTGGTCCCAGGCCCGCAGGGCTGAATCATGAGCAATCAAACCATGGCGATGCTCAATAAAATCTTGGGTATCGCCATAAACATGCAAAAGGAGATTCAAACGATGACAGTTACTCTAGCCTCAATCAAAGCTCAACTTGATACCCTCGTCGCTGATGTCCAGGAAGCAATCACTGACATTCAGAATCTTAATACACAGCTCGCGGCCGCAATTGCAGCGGAAGCAGATCCGGCTACCCTTCAGGCGATTAGTGACGAAATCAGCACGGCGACAACGAATCTGACGGCAGTTCTTCCAGTGTCGGACACGTCCACTGCTTCCGTTCCCGGCGCAAGCTCGGCAGGTTCCGCAGCTCTGCCTTCCACTCAAGAGTAAGCCATGGACCAGAATATCATCTTAGCCGCCCAGCTTTGCCGCGCTTCATACGTCGAGGCCGACTCCAGATTCACAACTGTTGGTGAATTGCGTTATGGGGTTATAGTCTTGGGAGGCACGACATACATTGTCTTCCGAGGGACTGCCAATATCAGGGGATGGCTTGATGATTTCACTCTGGTACCAGGTACCACCAAAGGCGGCTATCTCGCCCATGAAGGTTTCATCAAGGCAGCTGAGAAATTATGGAACCCCATATGCTCAGCCCTCAACGGCAGACCTGGACCTTGGATTATCACAGGCCACTCTCTCGGAGGGGCTCTTTCTGTCCTTTTTGCCGAACAAATCAAAGTTCCTCTGATCACTTTCGGATGCCCAAGGGTTTATTCACGATTCAATGGGACCTTCCCCGAGATGGAGCATACGCGAATAGCAAATAATGACGATCCCGTCCCAATGGTCCCAGATCCTCTGATGTGGCATCATCTCTGCGATCCTATCGAGCTTCCTGGAGGAAAAGAGATCATCGATGCTGAGGATCACGACATAGACGTCTATATTGATCGAATTTCGAGGGTATTACTCTCTAATGGCTGACGACATCGACCGCGCCAACGACATAAACGAGCAGCTAAGGGAGATCGCCCTCGGGGAACATTTCAGGAGGCTTGATTCTGTGACTCCGACTTCCTCGCCGAGGTCCCAGGGAAGTTGCTCCGATTGCGGTCTTCCGATCCCCTCTGGCAGATTAAAAGTAATGCCATCTTGCGTCAGGTGCCTGCAATGCCAGATAGAATACGAAATGGGAGATCATAGGAGGAGTATGTGACTGGCAATAACCCGACCCCTGAATTCTGGCTTAATGCCATCCACCTCTCTTTTGACGTCGCAATTGGCTTTTACGTCTGGTGGTCGAACCGTGAAAAAGTAACCAACCGCCGTTTCAAGGCCCAGGAGGATAAAATCACTGCGATCGAAACAAAGATCGGAAATGTTCCTCTCAATTGCTCCTCTCACCTTAAAACCGAATCACGCCTCGACGGCCATAATGACCGGCTATCCCAGCATAAGGAGCTTTTAAGCCGGATTGAAAGCGAGTTTAAGTACCTTCCGAAGAGTTCCGATCTGGAAAAGGTTTACGAGCGTATCAACAAAATAGCAGGACAAATGTCGGATATGAAGGCTGATGTGGGTAAGATATCGGGAGCTATGCCGGGCCTCACTCATATAACCGAAATGATCAACGATTTTCTGCTTACCCATGGGGGCAAACGATGAACTCGAAGTTCAAGGAATTGATCACCAGCGATATCCGGCTCGTCATCCTTCGAGCGCTGGCCGAGGATCTAGGTTACAGCCACAACGAATCTATCCTGCATTCCGTTGTCGAGGCGTTCGGCCACAAGGCAAGCAGGGATTGCATCAAAAGCGAACTTGCCTGGCTCGAAGAGCAGGGGCTTCTTGACTTGTCCGATGTGGCCGGCTGCCTTGTGGCCACCATCACTCAGCGAGGCGCGGATGTCGCCGCCGGCCGCGCCGTTGTTCCCGGCGTCAAGCGGCCAGAGCCGAGGAGCTAAGCATGGGTAAGCGCGCCGAAAAGGAATCGGAAGCGATCCGCCTGTACGCCGAGGGAATGGATATACCCCAGATCAGAGTTGCCCTGGACGTAAGTGAAAACACCCTGCGAGCCTGGAGGAGCCGGGCCGGATCAGAATGGGACGATGCCCGCTCAAATTGCCGCAAAGGGTACGTAGCCAGCATGGAGGACGTAGGAAAAAGGTTGCGTCGATCACGCGAAGTAGCCTCTTCCCTTACTGGACAGGCTGGGCTCAAGGACCAGGGGCGCATGGGTCAGGTCGTGAACGAGTTGCTTAGGTCCCTCCTTTTCGACCTCTCGGCCAAAGTCCAGACAGAAGGCGCTTTTGATGGCGAAGAGATGGCCGCCACTATCGACCAACTGAAGGGGCTCGCCCTCACCATGCAGCGCTTGGAGACAGCCGCGGCCCGGAACATCAAGAATGAGCAGGAGATAAGAAAGCAGGCTCTAACCGACGCTGCCGACGCGGTAGAGAAGACAGCGGTACAGCAGGGGATGAATGCCGAGCAGGCCGCCTTCTGGCGGCAACAAGTCCTTGGAGTTCAATGAAACACCCTGGCGACGTCATAAGGATCCTCGATCCAGCTGAACTTCCTCCCCAGGTCCGGGAGATTCCCGAGGGTTTCGACCCTCTGGCCGACGGCGTGCTGATGCTCCATCAAAGGGAATGGATCAAGCAGATCCATGAGCATGACCTGAACATTGGAGAAAAAGGGAGACGTACCGGCATTACCTACGCGACCGCCCTGGACGATTCCATCACCGCCTCGAGCAATAAAAAGGCCGGAGGCGATAATGTCTATTATATAGGAGATACCAAGGAGAAGGGGCTTGAGTTCATAGGATATTGCGCCAATATGACCAAGATCATGGCTTGCGCCATGGCCGAGGGATGGAATGGAATAGAAGTCTTTCTTTTTGAGGATCAGCAGGAAGACGGGACCAGCAAGCAGATCACCTCTTACCGCATCCGCTTCGCTTCAGGATTTCAGATCGTGGCCCTTTCCAGCAACCCTGCAAACATCCGCGGGCTGCAGGGGATAGTCGATATCGATGAGGCCGCTTTCCATAAGAACGTCCAGGCGGTCATCGATGCATGTACCGCTCTCCTTATCTGGGGTGGCAAAATCCGGATCATCTCCACCCATAACGGCATGAAGAATCCATTCAACCAGCTTATCCGCGATAGCCGTGCCGGCCTGAACGCCTTCAAGGTCTTCCATTGCACTTTTGACGATGCGGTAGCTAACGGCCTTTATGAACGAGTCTGCATGATAAAGGGCTGGACGGTGACTCCCGAGGGTAAACAAGCATGGTATGACAAGATCCGCATGGGATACGGCACCAATACGGCAGCCATGAAGGAGGAGCTAGATGCTATTCCCCGCGAGGGCTCCGGAGTGGCGATTCCGGGCATCCTGATCGAGCAATGCATGACGGAAGTGCGGCCGATCGTGCGCCTTGCGCTCGAGAGCGATTTTGCCGCGCAGCCTCTATCTTATCGCGACTCCTGGATAACCGAATGGATAAAGGTCAACATCGAGCCTTGCATCGATCTTTTCGATAGGAAAAGACAGCACTGTTTCGGCTCCGACTATGCCCGCCATGGCGACTTTTCAGTGTTCTCCCCGATGAGCATCGAGCAGGATCTGCGCCGAAAGGTGCCTTTCATGGTTGAGATGAAAAACGTCCCGACCCGGCATCAGACTCAGATCATATGGTACATCATCGACCGGCTGCCGAAGTTCAGGGCAGGCGCCATGGACGCTACAGGCAACGGCGCCACCATCGCTGAATATACTGCTGAAAAGTACGGCCTGGAGCGCGTGCATCAGGTCATTCTCAATGATTCATGGTACCGGGAGAACATGGTGCCCTTCCAGCAGGCGTTTGAAGACAAGATGATGGATCTGCCCAAAGACGTCGACATTCTAAACGACGTGCGCGCCCTGGAGCTGATAGACGGCATAATCAAACTTCCGAAGCTTCGCGTACAGGACACCAAAGATGCCGAATTCAAGCGCCACGGCGATGGTGCTATTGCTTTAGCAATGGGGTATTTCGCCAGCAAGCAGGACGTTGCGGAATACGCTTACGAGCCTGTAAAGAAGAAAGATGACGACGATGACCTTTTCGACCGGTCGTTGCGCTGCAATCATGGCGTCGGACGCATGCAAGGAGCATTTTAAATGGCAAGTCCATATGATCCCATAAACGGCAAGCTGAAGGCTGATTTGAAAATCCTTGACGCTTACGGCCGCCCCATCATCCCAGAACTCCTTGGCCGCGAACTTGCCTTCCCGACTCTCACGGGACTCCGGACCATCTGGGCGGACGCCATAGCCCCTACTTTGAGCCCGGTCACCATGGCGGCTCTCCTCCAGGATGCAGCCGAAGGCAACCACTATCAATACATGGTGCTGGCCGAGGAGATGGAGGAGAAGGACCTTCATTATGCTGCCCAGCTCGGCACCCGCAAGCGTGCGGTGGTAAGGCTTCCCGTTGATGTGGACGCCGCTAGCAAAAGCGCCAAGGACGAAAAGATAGCTGAAGCCGTGCGCGAGCTTATAGACGGGGACAATTTAAGAAACCTCCTCGAGGAGCAGCTTGACGCACTCGGGAAGGGATATTCAGTCAACGAGATCTGCTGGGACCGGTCCGGGAAGGTATGGACTCCCGAGGCATACAAATGGCGTGATCCTCGTTTCTTCCAGTTCGACATAATAAGCCGGGCGAAGATCAGGGTTCGCGATATCAAAAGCCCGGCCTACGGATTGCCCCTCGTTCCATATAAGTTCATCGTCCATTATCCGCGTCTCAAGTGCGGTATTCCACTTCGTGGCGGCATCGCCCGGCTTGTTGCATGGAGCTACCTTTTCAAAAACTACACCATCAAGGACTGGGTTCAATTCGTGGAGATCTTCGGCATGCCTCTCCGTCTTGGCCGTTACGACGCCAACTTGGTTACCGATAAGGACCTTTCTGTATTGAAGATGGCCGTGGCCAACATTGGCAGCGATGCAGCAGCGGTACTTCCCAAGAGCATGGAGATAGAATTCCAGGAGGCAGCCAAGGCGACCGGTGGCGAGCGTCTTTTCGAGGGGCTTGCCGGGTACCTCGACAAGCAGGTAAGTAAGGCGATCCTTGGTCAGACCATGACCGCCGACGATGGCGCAAGCCAGAGCCAAGCCAAGGTGCATGACGAGGTGCGCGGAGACATCCGGGATGCAGACGCCATGCAACTCGCTGCGACTATCAACAGGGACCTTGTGCGTCCATTCGTTGATCTCAACTTCGGTCCTCAGAAAATATATCCCAAGTTCAAATTCATTACTGCCGAGCCTGAAGACCTTGAAACGAAGTCTATACGTGACGGCAATCTTTCCAAAAACGCCGGCGTTCGTTTCGCGGCCACTTATTTCGAGCGGGAATATGGCTTCCAGCCCGGGGATATTGTATCCGTGGGTCTTCCCGCCCAGGAGACGGACGCTGCAGCCGGTGTGGATACGCCGCCTGTTAAACCCGATGTAAAGGAGGCTTTAAACAGGGCATTGAATTTTGAAGGAGATGTCCCGTTCCCGGGAGAGAAAGAGATCGATGACCTTGCCGGGCTGGTGACCGATGGAGACCTCCAGGACCTGGTAGGCGATGCGCTTGCACCAATATTTGCGCTTATGAACGAAACGAGCGATATGGACTTAATCATGTCCAAGCTAGTCGCTGTTTTCCCCGAGATGAACACAGACAAACTCCAGAATGTTCTGGCGCGAATGGTATTCATATCGGAGGTTTGGGGGAGACTACAGGCGAATGAATAAGGTCGACCTCGCATATGCCTTCGGCCTCAAGCCTGAAAAGGCTATCGCGTATTTCAAGGCGAAAGGCTTCGCCTTCTCGTGGGACTGGCAGGAAGTTTGGCAGGAAGCTCACAGCAGGGCGTTCACGGTGGCTAAAGCAATGAAACTGGATATTCTCCAGGATCTTCGCGACGCGGTACAGGATGCCCTGGACAACGGAACGACATTCCAGGAGTTCAACAAAGACCTTGAGCCTAAACTAAAGACCAAGGGTTGGTGGGGAAAACAGGAAATAGTCGACAGGTCAACCGGTGAAGTGACTTCCGTGCAGCTCGGATCCCCTTACCGGTTACGGACCATCTTCGACCAGAACATTCAGACAGCATACAACGTCGGACGGTATCGAAGCATGATTGAGAATGTAGAGAACCGCCCTTACTGGCAATACGTGGCCGTCATGGATGCCAGGACTCGGCCGGCGCATGCCGCCCTGAACGATAAGGTCTTAAAGAGCGATGATCCATTCTGGAATAGTTTCTATCCTCCCAACGGCTGGCGCTGCCGCTGCAGGGTTAGCGCCCTGGACGGAGGCGACCTGGGCGAGAGGGATCTGAAGGTTGAAAGCTCGGCTGGAAAACTATCCGAACGCGACGAGATCGTAAGTCAAAAGACAGGAGAGATGGCTCCAGTCACCGTCTATAAAGGCCTCGATGAATTCGGCAAAAAGGTAACAGTCGCCCCTGATGTTGGTTTCTCATACAACCCAGGTAAGTTCGACTGGCAGCCGGACCCGAAAAGGTATGACCCTGAATTGAGGAAACTATTATGAGCGACATGATAAGAGTAACCGACAATTTCGACCAGGCCGCCGGTGTGCTCGACAAGGTAGCGCGGAGAGCGGGCAACTCCGTTGGACTTATGATGGCATGCGCCGGGATCATGCATGACAATATAGAGCAGAACTTCTCCCATGAGGGACGCCCAAACAAGTGGGTGCCTCTCGCCAAGTCCACAATCCGGGCCCGGAGCGCTAAAGGGAACTGGCCCGGGAAGATCCTCCAGGTGCGTGGAAGGCTTGCCGCATCTTTCCAGACCAACTGGGACAACAACAACGCAATCTGCGGGACAAACGTGAAATACGCCAGGATTCAGCACTTCGGAGGGACAACCAATTTTGCGGCACGTGAACGGCTCCTTCACTTCGACCAGCGCAAAAGCGGCCGGATGACCCACGGCAGACCCGGCAAAGACGTTGATCACTTCGCGACTCCCGGCAAAGCCAAATACGGAATGAAGGCCCAGGGCAAAGCTTACTCCGTAACGCTTCCTGCGCGACCCATCCTTTATATAGGAGAGGGTGGGATAAGAAGGATGATCGAGGCGGGAGAGGCATGGCTTACTAAAAACTGATTCAGACGCCCAAATTTGCCCTCTGGCTGTCTAGGGGTATCCATATACGCACTAGGGGGAGAAGTCCAGGCACAATAAAATTTAAAGACTGTTTTAACATGGTTCTGAAAACAGGCATCGACGTTTTGTAAAGCAGTTTATTTGAGACGTATGGAAAAGAGGGTATACGGTGCAGGAGCACCGTACAGATAAGGAGCCTCGATGGATCCCAAGAAACTACAGGAAGAACGCGCAAAAAGATACGGAATCGCCATTAAGAGCGGCGGTAACGTCACCAAACCTGGAAAGTACGCGAATGTCTCCGACGATGATTTCGCCGATCCGGTCAACTACCGTTATCCGATCGACGCCGAGCACATCCATGCGGCCCTCTCGTATTGGGGAATGCCGAAAAACAGGGAGGAGTACTCCTCGGCCGAGGCTGCGAAAATTTCAGATCGCATGCATTCAGCGGCTCAAAGGCTGGGCGTCCACGTTGCCGAGGCAAACTTTGAACGGCTTGCCCTCAATTTTGATCTTGCCTGCTCAGGAGATGGTCCTCCCACCGAAATTATGCTTATTCCTCCAGGTAACCCGGTTACTGGCCGCGACGGCCGATCCTGGAACAACCCGGACCCTTCCGGAGTGGTTGATTTCTTTGAGTCCAGGGGAGTCGATATGCCGGTAGATATCGAGCATTCATCCGAACTAAAGGCTCCTCAGGGAGAAGAGGCCCCCGCCATGGCATGGATCACCTCAGAGGAGGCCCGTTCCGACGGGAGCGTCTGGGGGAAAGTCGACTGGACCAAACGTGGGAGTGAAATGGTAATGAACCGTGAATATCGTTACTATTCCCCAGTGCTTGTCTACGAAAAGGCCACCCTCAACATCCGCGGCATATCGTCGGTTGGCCTTACAAATAAACCGAATCTATTCGTTAACGCCCTTAATAGGGAACAACAGAAGGAGGATCACCCGATGCTCAAGAGACTTTTGGCACTCCTCGGCTTGCCCGAGACCACAACCGAAGAAGTCGCACTTAACCACGTCACCACCCTGAAGAGCGACCTGGCAACAGCCCTCAACCAGGCACAGTCACCCGACCTTACCCTCTTCATCCCTCGCCAGCAGTTCGACGCCGCGGTCACCAAGGCGAACAATGCCGAGAGGGCCCTCAAGGAAATGAAGAGCGCAGAGCTCGAAAAAGCGATCAACTCAGAGATCGACGGGGCATTGAAGGCCGGCAAGATAGTTCCCGCCACCCGGGAATTCTATTCCTCCATGTGCCGCCAGGAGGGAGGCCTTGACAAATTCCGCGAATTCCTCAAGGCCGCTCCAGTAATCGGCGCTGATACCGATCTCGATAGCCAGAATACTGACGCCACCGGCGCCGGCAAAGCTCTCAACTCGGCGCAGAAGGAAGTCTGCCAGCGGATGGGGATAACGGAGGAGGAATATCTCAAGGCCATCTAACTTTTTAGCTATTCGTCATTAACCATTTAACGCATTTCAGGAGGATGTATGTCACTTTCTAGCGATCGCATCACCCCGCGCAGGGATGGCATCCAGTATGGACGTGCCGTAGCCGCGGGCAAAATTCTTTATGTAGGCGCTCTTGCCTGCCTAAACACAACAGGCTATCTTGTCCCCGGTGCTTCAGACAACACACTTATCGCCGACGGCGTCGCGGTCCAGTTCGCCGACAACTCTCTCGGCGCCGATGGAGCTCTTACCATCATCGTTGACAAGCGTGTGCACCGCTTCAACAATTCAGCAAACGCCGACCGGATCACCATCGCCAATATCGGAGACAACTGCTATGTGGTGGATGACCAGACGGTCGCCTTGACCAATGGTGGCAGTACCCGGCCGTTAGCTGGCGAAATATCCGACGTAGACGACGACGGAGTCTGGGTCAAGTTCAATTAATCGTAGGGGCGGGGCTTGCTCCGCCCGAAACAAGGGCGCTCATTCCTGCGCCCCTACAAGGAGATTCTAATGATCATCAACCAGCAGAACCTGCAAGCGCTTTTTACCGGGTTCAAGGCCGCTTTCAATACCGGCTTCAGAACCAGCGAGATCTACTGGCCCAAGGTTGCCACCATGGTCCCGTCGAGCACTACCATCGAGCTATATGCATGGCTCGGCCAATTCCCTAGGCTGCGTGAATGGATTGGCGATCGCGTAATCAAGAGCATGGCTGCACACAACTACTCCCTTAAGAATCTGCCTTTTGAGTCTACGTTAGGAGTAGATCGCGACAATATCGAGGACGATTCCTATGGCATATTCAATCCGATGTTTGCCGAAATGGGCTATTCGGCCGCCACCCATCCCGACGAGCTTATCTTCGCTCTGATCGCTGCCGGTTTCACGACCCTCTGCTACGACGGCCAATATTTCTTCGATACCGACCATCCAGTCATTAACAGCGATGGAGAGATATCCAGCGTGTCCAATGTCCATACCGCAGCCGGCGGGAACCCCTGGTACCTCCTCGATACGAGACGTCCATTGAAACCGCTCATCTTCCAGAAGCGCCGCGAATATGCCTTTACATCCATGGTCACCATGCAGGACGAGGCGGTCTTCATGCGCAAGGAATATCGCTATGGCGTCGATGCCCGCGTGAATGTCGGCTTCGGTTTCTGGCAGCAGGCATTTGGGTCTCAGGAGCAGCTGGTACCGGCCGCCTTTAACGACGCCTACGACTCCATGCTGGGATTCAAATCGGACGAAGGACGTCCCCTGGGAATCATGCCCAACCTTCTGGTATGCGGACCGACTAATCGCGAGTATGCCAACGAGTGCATCAAGGCCGAACGTCTCGCAAACGGCGCATCCAATACCAACCGTGACCTTGTCGACGTAATGGTCGTTCCGTGGCTCCCGTAGCAAATACAGGGTGACGACCTCCAGGCCGGCTTAAATGACGGGGATAACGCGTCTGCCCCTCAAAAAAGTAAAGGAGTGTATTTATGCCCATCAAGATCACCACCAAGAAAATAGGATTCCGTAGATGCGGAGTTGCTTTTACCGGGACCGCTGAATATCCCGACGGAAAGTTCACGAAAGACCAGATTGCAGTGCTGCAGAAAGAACCTAATCTGGTAGTCGAGATCCTCCCACCCGGTCCCGACGATAAGAAAACAAAATAAGAGATTTAACAAACAAGGAGGAAACCAATGAAGATGAAGTTTTCAGTTTTTATGTTAGCGACAGTTCTTTTGTGTGCCATTGCTACCGTCGCCCAGGCCGTCTATACAGGCATACTCCCGTATGACAACACTCCCTTTCCGGTCCAGAACGTTAAGTCGATCTGCCCGCTTGCGGAAGCCGCCTCATGCGTCACCATTACAAAGACCAAGGGACTTCTTGCCACTTTCCCCACCACGGATTCAAATGGCAAATTCTACCTAATGCTTTACTGGACCGCTTCGGACAACAGCGGCAATCCTCTCATCGTCAAACGCGTATTGAACAGCAATACCGCCTGGCAGCCGGGTTCAAGCGGTGATCTGACCATCAATCATGGAATATCGGGAGCTTCTTTCTACGCATATTCTAGCGCATCCAAGACATACAACATCTGTGTGGACATGCAATAAAACAGAGCGGGGATGGTTGCATCGTCCCTTTAGAGGCACATTATGAGCTACAATACGATTGACGATTTCCGTGGAGAGATATCAGACGATGTTATCCTCCAACTCTGTGACGATAGCAATAGCGGTCTTACCGTCGATATGATCGTCCTTGCCTTAAACAACGGGAATCTGTCATCACTCACGTCTGCTCAGGTGACTGCAGCCGGCATCGCAGCCGGCAATATTAGCAAGGCGATCACCCGAGGCGACGGCGAAGTTGACGGCTATTGCGGGAAGCGCTATCAGGTGCCGTTTGATCCGCTTCCCGATTTTGTCAAATCACTTGCACTAGACCTGGCGATCTACACTCTTTTCTCCAGGAGGGAGAATGTTCCTGAAAACCGTAAAATGAGAAGAGACAACGCCGTCAAAAACCTCGAAGGACTCGCCAAGGGAATCATCACCCTGGGTCTCCAAGACCCTCAACCGAACGAGACTTTTACGAGTGCCACTCCGGAGATTGTTTCCGGAGGGCGTATTTTCAAACGCGATACCATGAGAGGGTATTAAATGGGTACGCCTCCCACTCCAGTCACGAACCCAACGGATATCGAGCGAGCCGTCGAGGCCTATCTGGTTGCGCAGATCACCGAGTTCAAGACTGCCAAACGTCAGCAGAACATGCGCTATATCTTTAACGATCCAGCAGTTGTGGTGGCTATCTTCAATGGCAAGATCGAGACAAAGGGACAGCGGTCATTCCGGATCGACTGCCCAGTGCATGTACAGCTCAGCATGACCAACGCCCGAGGCGAGCAGGATCGCCGCGACGGTGTAAATCCTCTTGTATTTGGGGTTATTCAAACTCTCGCCCGGCAGCGTTTCGGACTGGTCATCACCGACCTACTGCCCAGGGGGTTCAAGGATGTATCTACCGAGGAGGATTTTAAGAACAATAAGATCGTCTACGACCTGGAGTTTTATACTAGCTTCTATACGGAGATCGCCCCCGATCCCACCGAGACGAATCTTCTTTCAGTCGGCCTTACATATTTCCTTCAGCCAAGCAATGGCGTGGCCGACGCCTCTGACACAGTCACATTCACAGATTAAATGGAGAGATCATGAACGTAATCGCCGCGAAGGGCCTTAAATGCCCAAAGGAAAATAAGCCAAGGGAATACATCACCGATTCAACTCCGGTCGATGTTCCCGAGTCCCATTACTATCTCCGGCTGGTTGCCGACGGCTCTCTTGTTCTTGCCCCCGCCGCCAAACCTACCGCGCAAGCCTCAAAAGGAGGTGATTCAGCATGAGTTCTCCTGACATTTCATTTTCCAAGATCCCGTCGGGGATCCGCAAGCCCGGCCAATATCTGGAATACAACACGGCAAATGCCGTCTCAACTTTGCCGGCCAACGCGCAGCGCATGCTAATCATCGCCCAGCGCCTGGCAGCCGGTTTGGTAGCCGCCCTCGTTCCCACTCAGGTGTTCAGCGCCGCGGATGCAGCTGCTTACTTCGGCTTTGGATCCCTGGCATATTTGATGGTTAAGACCGCGATCGCCGAGAATCAGAATCTCGACCTTACGGTGTGCGCCCTGGACGATATGGCATTGGGAGCGAAAGCCGTCGGAACGGTTACCATCACCGGGCCTGCCACAGGACCTGGCCTTCTTGATCTATATGTTGGGAATCGCGATATAGAGATAGCTATTGCCACTGGGGATACAGCTGACGTCATCGCCACAAACCTCCTTGCAGCTCTTACTGCAATAGCCGATCTGCCGGTTTTTCCCACGGTTGCGGGAGGCATTCTTACCCTTACCTCTCTCCATAAAGGTACCTGCGGAAACCAGGTTGTACTTTCGGCGAAAGTCTCCGCGGCTGGCGTTGCCGCTGCCGTCGTAACCATGGCCAATGGGTCCGTGGATCCCGACATCACCACGGCTCTTGCCGTAACGTTTGCCAGTCAGTATGACAAAATCGCGGTTCCTTATAATGATGAGACTAGCCTTACCGCTCTTAGGACCTATCTTGAAAACGTCTCTGGACCTCTGGAGGAACGACCTGGATGCGGGGTTTATGTCCTCACTGGATCACTCGCCGCTGCCACCACACTCGCAGGCGAATTAAACGAAGGACGCCTCATTGGCGGTCTTCTTCGCGGAACCTGCTCTCCCGCGTACGAGGTGGCAGCAGCATTAGCCGCCGTATGGTGCAGCGAGCCGGATCCGGCCCGGCCACTCAACACCCTTCCTCTCGTGACAATCGCTCCTCCTCCTGTCTCACAGCTTCTTTCCCGCACGGAGCAGGAGAGTTGTCTGGCAAACGGAGTAACTCCCCTTGAGGTTGGTCCTGGGCAGATGGTGCAGATTGTCCGTCTCATCACCACCTACACCCTAAATCCCCAGGGCATCGCCGATGTATCGCTCCTGGACGCCACCACCATCACAAGCCTCGACTATACCCGGTTGGCGGTTCGGACCCGAATAGCATTGCGGTTTCCGCGCTCCAAAATCAGCATCACCGGGAATACGCCGGGAAGGGTTCGCGGCCAGATCCTGGACGTCCTTCATCAGCTGGAAGCGCTTGAGATTCTCGACAACGTCGACGCCTATAAAGCCCAACTCATCGTCGAGAAGGATAGCCAGAACGTTGGACAACTTGACGCCCAGATCCCCGCCAATGTTGTCCCGGGGCTGCACGTCTTTGCCGCGGTGATCGATCTCTACCTTTAATAGTAGTTAAACGGAGGTTCAAACCATGTCTGAATATGTACGAAAAGTCCTCCTGGAGATCAACGGCCAGGAGATAACCGACTTCAAGACCGTCGAGGAGGGCGAGCGAACCCTTCGGGTACCCGTGAAGCTTATGAACAGCACGGGATTCGCAACGGTGACCCAGCGGCCTACAGTCAAAGTCGATTACGTCATTCCCAAGAGCACTCCTGAATTCGACTTCGATGACGTCGAGGAAGGCACGCTCACCATCGACTATGAAAACGGCACGCGCATAACTTACTCTGGCCTCTCCTGCGAAAAGGTAGGCCAGGTAAAGTACGATGAGGATAACGATGCGGTGAAGACCGTAGAGTTCCTCGCCGAAACCAGGGTGGAGGAGTAATCGATGCTGACCGAAAGCGGCTCCTTTATCCATGGCATCGAACACGAAGGGAAGTTCTATCGAGAGTTCATCCTCGAGGAAGAGGTCATGCGCCACACCTTCATGGTGTCGAATGATAACACCCTCAACCTTGAACGCCTGGCTGGTGACGAGAAAAAGAAGATTGCCTCTGACGCAGGGTATTTTTCAGCATGCATCATGGCTGCCAGGCTGAAGGTTGAAGGTCTCAATAGGGTTTCCCCTGAACAGCTGGAGGAGCTTTCCAAGGCGGATGGCATGCTTCTTCTTGTTATGTCGGCGCAACTCGAACAACGGAGGACTCTTTTTCGAGCGAAAGCTGAAGCCCCTGAGAAAGGACATTCTGGTTCTAAAAAAACTCGGCTTCACGACGGAGGAAGTCCTGGAGATGAGCAGGGGAGTGATAAGAGGGTATGACCAGGCATACGACGACCTTAGCAATCCTCCCAAGCCTGGCAAGAAGTTTAAAGTGCGCCGTGAAGGAACGAAATGAATAGCGAATTCAAACTTGCAATGCAGCTCACAATGGTTGATATGCTCTCCGGCGCGGCCCAGGTCGCCCGGCGAAACATTTTAGCAATGGGAGATGCCGGCAAATCCGTCGCTCGAGATTTCGATCTTATGCAGACGCACATCACCCGCGGGCTTAAATCAATCGCAGTGGCCAATTACGGCATCGATAAGCTCAAGCCTGGCGTGGCAGCTGCCGCAGACATGCAGGAAGAGCTGCACAAAGTAGAGATGAACCTGGCCAACAGCACTGAGAATGCCGCCTCTCTCCATAAGCAGCTTCAGTCGGTAAAGGATACAGCCAATTTTATCGGCCAGAATTCGCCATTCACATCACAGCAAATCGTTGGCATGGAGGCCCAGCTCTTGAAGTCTGGCATCAATTTTAAGGATGTAACCGGGCAGCGTGGAGTTACATGGAACGCTGCGGGGCTCGCTGCCCTTTCCGGGAATGATCCGAGAGCAGTTGGTGAAAGTCTAGCCAAGATTGGCCAGACTTTTGGTTTTACCAAAGGCGAGCAGTACTCGGAAATTTCCAACTGGCTTGAAAAAGCAGAATCAAGCGCAGGGCACGATCTTGGACAACTTTTTTACGGGATGAAGATGTCGGGCAACTCTGCTAAGGCTCTCGGAATTTCGCCTAAAGATCTAACAACCATGCTTACCATGGCGGCCCCTCTTGGAGACATGGCAGGTACATCTGTCAACCGCTTTATGGACAGGCTTGCCGGAGGCCATCGGGAAGAACGAAAATATCTCAAGTACATGGGACTGGATTTTTTTGACGCCAAGTCAGGCAAATTTAAAGGGGCATCTCACGCCCTGGACGAAGTTAGAACCAAGTTTGGGGCAATAGCCAATGATAAAAACAAACTGATTCTTTTTGAAAAAATCTTCGGAGAAGAAGGAAAACGGTTTGCTGAGATCGTCGCACAGTCAAAGCTTAGTTTTCAGGAATTTGATGCCTTTGTGCACTCACATAAGGACATCACTGAGAAGCAGGAAATCTGGGCTACGGGTTTTAATGCATCCTGGATAAAGCTGGTAACTACAATAAAGAGTACAGGGGCATCACTCTTCGATCCGCTGCTCAATCCTCTTACCAAAGCAAATGATCTTATCAATAATCTTACCGGGTCGGTAGGGGCATTCGCAGAAGAGCATAAAGGATTTGCCAAAACGATTTCATACGGAGCAGGTGGTGTTGCTGTCGGAGCAGGTCTTTATGGTTTATATAACTTAGCTAGGGGAGGGCTTGCTCTCAGCCGTGTTTTGTCTACATTAGGCCCAAGTGGGCTTATCGGCAACATTGGAAGGACCGGGTTTGGCATTGCCGAAGGTAAAGCGGTCCAGACTGCCACCGGAGTTAATCCGGTTTTTGTTACAAACTGGCCAGCCAATCTGGGATGGGCTTCCGGAGGTGGTGCAATTCCCCCGATTATCCCCCCTGGGGGCGGAAAGATATTGCCATGGCTCAAGAATATAGGAATGGGTGCTGCTACATTTTCCGGGACGACAGTCCTTGCAGCTGGAGCTGCTCTTGCGTTTGGTTACGCTGTCGGCACGGCCATTGAGAAAACCTTTATCAACGGCAAAATAGGAGAGAGGATATACGATAATCATCATGGTCCTTTTCATCAGGATAAGTCAGAAAGCATGTTAAGGGACGCGAATAAAACTTTTAACAGTTTTGCCCCTCCGGGAAAACACGGCAGTGAATGGTATAAGCCTAAAAACGATATCAAGATCGATCTTAAAATAGACGGCAAAGGCGGCGTTTTCTCTTCCACCAACGACCTCGACACTACCATCAACACCTTGCCGCGCGGCTCGTTCTTTGGCGGCACGCAGGGAGCTCATTAGCATGGGGGCTCCGACTCCAACACAGAATGGAAAGCTCGACGATATCACCCTCGAGATGGAGACCATCGAAGATAACTTCGAGAAATCCATCCCCCGTTATGAATACCCTTTTGCCGACGGCCCCGACCTGGATGATATGGGTGAAAAGGCTCATACTCTCACCATCCGCTGCTACTTCTGGGATGCCGGGATGCATCTTACATTTGATAATCATATCGATCTGATTACTGCCCTAGCGCAAAAGAGCGACTGGACACTCTTTCATCCGATTTACGGTTTTCTCATAGGCAAGGTCGAGAAAGTTGGAGTCCGGTTCAATGACCGGCAACGCACGGCAGAGGTAGACATCTCCTTTGTCGAACAGATGCGCGAAGCTCTTGCCATCATGCCGGCGACCGATGTTACTTCGGCTGTCGAAGGAGCTTTTCTAGATGCTCAGGATGAGCAGCAGACAGAGATTTCCTCCGACCTGGTTGCATTAGGTCTCGACCCAACCGTTGTATATGATCCTACTCAGTCGATCCTCTCCCAACTCTCTGGAGCAAGCGCCTCGATGCGAGGAATAGCCAAGGCGATCGATAGCTACATCGGCATGTTCTCCACGATAGCAAGCGAAATTACCCAGCCAGTCAATTCGCTTGTCGCCACCATCACCTATCCGACCACCATTCCCGGGATTGTCGTGGGAACTCTTACTCAATGCGTGGAGAGAGTGGCTCGAGAGTACGATTCTTCCCTTGGTTTCCCTGCCCGTTTCCTCGGCAATCTCGATCTCGCCCTCAATCAACTTGCAGCCTCCACCAACAGTTTCAGCACTGATCAGAGCGCTTCCGGAGTGGCATCACTCACCTTGATCGCGAAGCATCTCCAGCTTGCCTCGGCCCAAAGGCTTGCGCTTGAGACAGCATACTGCTATGCAGACGATGAAGAGAACCGTCAGCAGGTACGCCAGATCGAGCAAACCTCCAGTTTTGACGTGCTCGGCCAGTACACGACGCAGCCTGTACCTCCGATAATGACAGTGAATGATCTCGAAACTACGCTGGCTACTTCTCGAACCTGGCTGCAATCCGGAATCGACCAGGCCCGCTCGATGCAGTCGCTAAAAACTCTTGCACTTCAACTCCTCCAGAATGTTTCATCCGTGAAGCTTGAGAGTGAGCTTATCATCACCGTCCATGTTGTAAATCCAATTCCTTTACATCTGCTCTGCCTCCAATATGGCTTACCTTATAACTATGCTGAGCGGATCGCATCAATCAACAAGACGATGGAAGATCCCAACTTCGTATCTGGTGCCGTTCAAATTTATACGCTTCCAGGAGGTGCTTCTTGAGCGACAGCATCTACCTGGAGATTGGAGGCCGGAAGGTTACACACTTCCTCTCCTATACTGTCGAAGCGGACCTTTACGTTGCCGATCATGCTTTTTCACTCGAGATAGGTAAGCCTGAATTCGATATTCGGCCTGGAACAAAGTGCTCCCTTTTCGTAAATAAAAGCAAGGAGCTAACCGGCATAATCGACCGGCGTTCACAACGAACCGATAAGCAGGGAAGAAAGCTTGTCATCGAGGGCCGCGACCTCATGGGTCTACTAGTCGATTCCTGCTGCGAGCAGTTTGTTTCTGTTCAGGGAATGAAGCTCTCCGGCCTGGCTCAATTCCTTCTTAAAAATGTGCCTTTCATCAACAGTAAACAGATTCTCTATCAACAGGACCTGGTCGGAAAGCTCAAAACCCGGCGCTCTCGTAATGCATCCTACGGTCTTGCTGGCATCTTCGGAGCAGATAGCGCCGAACGTATCGCCCAGATCCACCCTGGGATGACCATCTTCCAGGTCCTCCAGATGTATGCTCTTTCGAAGGGACAGATGTTTTTTTCACTTCCAGACGGCACCTTCGTTTTCGGACGGCCTCTGGTGGGTGGCGATCCTGATTACTCGATAGTTTTTAACGAGGCAGGCGCAGGCAATAACGTTATTTCCAGCGAAGTGGAAGAGAACATCGCTAAGCGCTACAGCAAGGTGACCGTGGTTGGCCAGCAGCAGGGAAATCCTGCTGACGGGCTTGATGCTACAAAAGTAAACATTCCCCCCGGGACAGTGACTGATTCCAGTTTCCCGTTCTACAAGCCATTCGTGGAGCTTTCCCGTAACGATAGCCAGACTCCTCAGCAGCATGCGCGGCTTCTCCTGGAGAAGATGAGGCATGACGGTTTTCGCCTTTCCTATGATCTTCCCCGGCACTCTCAGAACGGCAAGAATTTCACCATCAATCGGCTTGCACGGGTAAAAGATAGCGTTAACACCCTGAATGGCCTTCCCATAGACGGCACTTTTCTCGTCTCCGGCCGCACCTTTAAGCTCGACAAGGATAACGGTGTGACTACCACTCTCAAGCTATCATCTCCTGGGTTGGTGGAAGATGGCGGAAAGATAGGTGGAGGGCGTCGATGATCATCCGGGGATTACTCACTTCTCTCATCGATGGTGTTGTCCGGATTTTCTCCGCCAGCGGCAGATATGGTGAATCATTCGATATGCGAGAGTTCCTCCAGCACTACGGTTTCGCATCCTCACCGAAGTCAGGAGCAGAGCTGATAATCGTGATTGAAGGGAATGTCATCACCTGTATCGGATCAGACGATCGGCGCTACCGGCTCTCTCTTGCTGACGGTGAAGCGGCACTCTATGACTGGCAGGGCCAGAAGGTACACCTGAAGGCGAACAAGGAGATTGAGATCTCCGGTTGTGATATTCTTACCGCCAACGCCAATATAAGCGCTACTATCACGTCGCCTCTTGCGAAGGTAGTGGCAAGCACACAAGTGGAATTTGATACTCCCCTCATCCAGTGCAATGGTGATGTAACCATTGCCGGAGGCCTCACTTGCGCCGGTACTTACGGAGAGAGCGGCGGCGGAATTACAACCCCCGGCAACATCACAACCACCAATGGAAAGGTCCAAACATCCGAAGTAATATCGGAAGGGGCTCTCACGCTCCAGGGGACGACTGTTGGAGTAGTCGAGACGGGAGGTTAAATGCGCATTAAACCTCTCTTTATAATAGCTTGTATAACGGCATGCACATTATTTGCAGTTCGCTATGAAGCCATCTCCATGACGGCAAATGGCAAGCGGCTCATCGAACAGGGTGATCCCATCACAGTCCTCCAGACCTATACCACGGCCCGGACCGTCACTGATCTGCAGATTGCTTCCTGGAACGCGAAATCTGCAGTATTCGCCAATGCTACATCACTCGCTAAAATCACAGAATCAGGAGGACTCCCCCTCTGGAATGGAGCATCATGGCCTGGTGGATATACGTTGCCTGTTGCCTCGGCCTTTATTCTCGGGGGGGTTAAGCAGGGAGCCAATACGAATATTGACTCAGGTGGCGTTATCTCTGTGACCGGACTTGAGCCGGCTATTGCATCAGGGACGACTGCGCAGTACTGGCGTGGAGATAAAAGCTGGCAAACGCTTAATGCCGGCGCTGTTTCCGGATTGGCTCAGTCTGCAACGACAGACACCACCAATGCTTCAAACATCACATCCGGCACACTTCCTCATGCCCAACTCCCGGCGCTGTTGAGCGGCGATATTCCCAACAATTCCGCGAATACCTCCGGAAGTGCAGCTACACTCACAACACCAAGGGCCATTAATGGTGTTTACTTCGACGGCTCGGCCAATATCACGGTAGCCGATTCGACTAAGGTGCCTACCTCTACAACTGTTAATGGGCACGCCTTGGCAGGCAACGTAACGGTAACGGCGTCCGATATAGGGGCAGTCACCACGGTCTCTGGCACAGCTCCAGTCACATCTTCGGGAGGAGCCACACCGGCAATATCCATGGCTCAGGCGTCTGGAACCGTGGACGGGTACCTTAACCATAACGACTGGACGACTTTCAACAGCAAGCAAGCAGCTGGAAGCTATGTTCTTACCACAACCACGGTAAACGGCCACGCTCTTAGCGGCAACGTTACTGTGTCGGCATCTGATCTGACTACCGGGACACTCCCTCATGCCCAACTCCCGGCATTGGTGTCTGGCGACATCCCAAATAACGCTGCGAGCACCTCCGGAAGTGCGGCCACTCTCACGACTCCGAGGGCCATTAATGGAATAAACTTCGACGGCTCGGCCAATATCACGGTAGCCGATTCGACCAAGGTGCCTACCACGACCACGGTAAACGGACACGCCTTGAGCGCAAATGTGACCGTTTCGGCATCGGACCTGACTACCGGGACGCTTCCTCATGCCCAGCTCCCGGCGCTGGTGTCTGGCGACATCCCTAATAATTCGGCGAATACTTCCGGAAGCGCGGGAAGCGCGACAAACATAACTTCGACTGACGATACATCCACAAACGCAACCTACTATCCACTATTCCAGACTGCGACTGGCGGAACAAACCCAGTTAAAACCTCGTCGACGAAACTTTCCTATAATCCGTCCACAGGTGCCCTGGGCGCAACGTCGTTCAACTCTATTACTGCGCTCTCGTCATCAAGCCCTGCCATGGACGGCACAGCTACAATCGGAGTTAGCACACAAGCAGCTCGAGCCGACCACGTGCATCCTTCGGATACGTCGAAGGTGTCTACTTCCACCACGGTCAATGGTCACGCCTTGACAGGCAACGTTACGGTCTTGGCGTCCGATATAGGGGCAGTCACCACGGTCTCTGGCACAGCTCCAGTCACGTCTTCGGGAGGAGCCACACCGGCAATATCCATGGCTCAGGCGTCCGGAACCGTGGACGGTTACCTTAACCATAACGACTGGACGACGTTCAACAGCAAGCAGGCAGCTGGAAGCTATGTTCCTACCACAACCACGGTAAATGGCCACGCTCTTAGCGGAAACGTCACTGTTTCGGCATCGGATCTGACTACCGGGACGCTTCCTCATGCCCAGCTCCCGGCGCTGGTGTCTGAAGACATCCCTAATAACTCGGCGAATACCTCCGGGAGCTCAGGAAGCGCGACAAACATAACTTCGACTGACGATACATCTACAAATGTAACCTACTATCCACTATTCCAGACTTCGATAGGTGGAACTAACCCAGTTAAAACCTCGTCGACGAAGCTTTTCTATAATCCATCCACCGGAGCCCTGGGCGCAACATCGTTCAACTCTATTACTGCGCTCTCGTCATCAAACCCTGCCATGGACGGCACAGTTACAATCGGAGTTAGCACACAAGCAGCTCGAGCCGACCATGTGCATCCTTCGGATACGTCAAAGGTGTCTACTTCAACCACGGTCAATGGACACGCCTTGACTGGCAACGTTACGGTAACGGCCTCCGATATAGGTGCAGTCACGACAGTCACAGGGTCAGCTCCAGTCACATCTTCGGGAGGAGCCACACCGGCAATTTCCATGGCTCAGGCATCTGGATCCGTGGATGGGTACCTTAACCATAACGACTGGAATACATTTAATAGCTTAGGTGGACTGGGAAATGTCGTCTCTGTCACAACCGCATATACTTTTGCTTCCACAGACGGTGTAGGCCTATGCAATACTTCTAGCGGAGCCTTCACTATTTCCCTGCCTGTATATGCCACGGTTGGTTCAACGAAAAGGTATACCATTAAAAACACGGCTTCCACAGGATCTCCACTCGTGACGGTCAATGCGGCGGATGGTAAGACCATTGATACTTTTGCTTCAATTACAGTCATGTCCGGAGAGAAGGTCACAGTCATAAAAGACGGCTCCAACTGGCAGACAATTTAAGGAAACGACGATGAGTCTTGGAATCCTGACAAATAGCGGCAAACTTGAGATGTCCTTTACTGGAGGCAACGATCTCCTCACTAATGTTATCCTCTCAGTCGAAATTGCCCAGGGCTCTTTCTTTCTCGACCCCACATTTGGAATGTTAAGGAGGCCACGTGAAAAAAATACTGCTGCCACAGCTAAACTTATAGAAGGGGATGTCCGGTCAGCGTTGCAATGGCTTATCGATGTTGGCCGAGCTACATCGATAGCAGTGGTCATGGAAATTGACACGCTTCTGGTCAAGACGCGCCTCAAGGCAAGGATCACGGTAACAGCAGCACAAGGTAATAAGGTCACCTATGATAAATTCGTTGAGGTCGTATGAATACTCCCTATGATCAATCATTTGACGATCTTTTGAATGGTTTTTTAACCGACTATCAAAATCAGGTCGATGCCGACGGCAATCCGATCGACACGAGCAAAGGAAGTCTCGCATTCATCAAGAGCGCATGCATGGCGAGCGCCCTCTGGGGTATTTACAAGGCGCAGGATTATATTGCCGACCAGATATTCCCTGATACTTCCGACTCAGCCAACCTGGAACACCATGTATATATAAGAGGCATTCTTCCGCGCAAGCCTGGCGAGTTGGATGCAGCTCTTCTTTCCCGTCTTTTGGCCTATATACGCAGGCCTCCCGCAGGAGGAAACCAATATGATTATGTTCAATGGGCCGTCGGAATCACAGGAGTGGCGGCAGCCTATTCGGTGCCCCTCAGCCAGGGGCCGGGCACAGTCGACGTGATCGTGGTAGCCGATCCAGTTTCCACCGGGTCAGAGATTCCGAGCGCCGACTTGCTAACTGCAGTTAAGTCATATATCGATAGCGTTCGTCCAGTCACCGCCAAATACACCCGAGCTCTGGCCGTTAGTCTTCTCCCCACTGATGTGACCGTTACTGGGACTGGGGCCAATTTTGATAAAGCTCAGACTATCGCAGATATCACCGCCTACTTGAATGCGTTCATTCCCGGGCAGACACTCTTCCCTGCAGCTTTGACATATATGGCAGTTACTAATGGCGCTGACAACGTCACCGCTACCGTCCCTGCTGCCCCTATCGTGCCGACCAGCAGCCAGGCAATCAGACCGGGGGTAATCAGTGTCCCATGATCAGGTTTTGAATCTTTTGTTTCCGATCGAGCTGGGGGGATCTTATCCAGCTGATCTGCAGATCGAGGCGCAAAGTCTCGACACGGCACAGGCAAATGCCGAGACCCTCAACCAGGAGATGTTTCCATACAGCACCTATAACCTTCTTGGCCAATGGGAAAAGACATATGGGATAGCTGTTAATCCCGATGATACATTACAGTTACGGCGTAGCCGAGTTATGCAGAAAATGAGTGAATTAGGCCAGTTGAATATTCCCTACTTCATCCAATTGGCTCTTTCTCTTGGTTTCGTTATTACCATCGAAGAGTTAAAACCACTGATGGCTGGATGGATGCAGGCTGGCGATGAAGTGATGAGCGTGAATGTTGACGGAACAAGCAACTCAGACTGGTGTTGGACGGTAAATGTAATTTCAGGCGCGGGCATTTGGTTCAGATCCGGAGAGTCGTGCTCAGGCGAACCTTTATTCTCGCCTCTCTCTGACGTACTAGAGCCAATATTCAATGATCTTAAACCGGCAGACACATTTGTTGATTTTGTCTATCTATAAGGAGGACCTATGATCCGCATAAATTCATCTGATGGCCTTTTCCATGATGGGGATCCGTCAGCAGGAACTCAGGGGACAATCGTTACAGCTGACTGGCTCAATGCCATCCAGGAAGTGGCTGTTGATACCATGGGGGACATCGTATCCGTCACTGCTGCTCATACGTTTATCGAATCAGAGGGAGTCGCCTTTTGCGATACAACAGCTGGGGCTTTCGCGATATCTCTTCCTGTTTATGCCAGTGTTGGAGCCCTTAAACGGTATATAATCAAAAACGTTGCTGCCCATGGAAGCGCTGATCTTGTTGTTAATGCTGCAGACGGCTTGACCATCGACAGACTTGTTTCGATTAATGTAATGGCAGGTGAGAAGGTAACCATTATAAAAGACGGCACCAGCTGGCAAACCATTTAAGGAGTTGACAATGAAAAGATTTCTTTCCACATTTTTGGTTATTTTGGCCATCTTAGCTTCTCCACAAGTTTTTGCATCCACTCTTACCACAGGAGATATTATCTCTAGAGGCCCATTGGTGGATGTGAGAGCTTTCACCAACCTATCAACTGCCAAAGCATATGCAGAAACCAACAACCTCCCTTTGGAAATCACTACCCCGGTTTCCTGCAATGCATTGACCATTAAAGCCGAAGTTTATGTGCTCAAAAGCGGGACCATTAATCAGTCAGGACCTTTAGCTGTTTATAATATGCATGCAGGTTTGAATCAGGTTTTTGTGGGAACGGGCGCTGTGAGTTTACCTGCCGGCGCCAAAATAAATGCAGCCTGGTGGGGTTATTCACCATCCACGTCAAACAATGCCGTTCCAATTCAGGCGGCAATCAATTCATTATCTACTGGATTAAGCACTGACCACGTTCGAGGCGGTGACATTGATATAGGGGGAGGGGGAACCTATTATTTTACATCAGGAATTAACCTCCCGACTGATGTTAGTTTTAGCGGGAAAAACGTTACCTGGGATTTCTCCGCGCTGACCTCTGGTGTAGCTATAGCAGTAAATGAGTACGATGGTAATGTTTACAATGCAACTACAAATTCCATCTCGGGTTTAACCATCAGGGGGAATGGTTCCACTTACTCTCCGTCCCTAACCCTTGTTGGGCTCGGTAATACCGGGGGGAATAGGACCGTTTTTTATAACTTCAACAATGTAAATCTGCAATATGCTGGAACCATGGCAAGCGTAACTAGTAACTCTTGGTGCATCAATTTTAATCAGTGCGACATTGGTAATTATGCCGGTGGGGCAACAACTGGGATTGGTTTCGCCATATTAGCGGGAGGAAGCCAATATGGCGAACGTTATAGTTTCAATCAATGCACTTTTTACGGCCTTGCAAAAGTATTTTATTCACAGATCACTAGTAATACTGGCGACATCTATGTGGCAAACTCCTCGTTTGACTACAATAGCCAGCTCGCTGTCATTGCCGGAACTACTGATGTAAACATAACTAACTGCCACATTGAATCCTCTTTTGATGCAGTCTGGTTTAGTTCCACTTCTTCCAATGTTTACACTAACTTTAATATAGCCAATTCATATATCCTCTGGACAAATACCAGCGGTAATACTAATTATTTTTATTCTGCTGCAGATATTGGTTCATCCGTGAACCTGGTTAATGTAACTTACGGTGCACCTTGGCGTTATTTACCACGGTATCTCGGCACTGGTGGTAGGGTTAATGTCCAAAATATCTCGTCCGAAAATCAAAATTATATTTTTGATAGCACTTTATTATTAGACCCTAACTTTAACAGCGCATCGGTGGTTGACTGGGACACTACCGGATATTATTCCGCCGGAAATGTTGTAGCATCAACGATTAGCACAAGCACATTTCATTTGGCTGCAAATAGTCTTAAATTATCGAGTGGAACTGGTGTCTGGTGCTGTGCCAGCCATACATTTACAGTACCCCCAGGACATACTGGCGTGGCGATAAGATTCTGGTATCTGACCAGCGGCACTGTAAATTCAAATAATGTGCTTGATATAAGTGTTCTCGGTTTATCTCAAAACAATACATTGATTAATGGCAATGTAAGCCAGATAACAACTTCTGCCAGTACTTGGACCTCATATACCAAATATGCTTATGTTCAGCCTGGCACTTACCGATTAGCTTTAGAATTATATAATTATGGTGGCGCTCCTATATTTTACATAGATGAAGCTGACGTTGAAGTGTTTTAGACTGTCTAAGAACAGAGACTCTAGGCCATAGGTAGATATAGCAATGACCAAGAAGACGCTCCTCGGGGCAATTCAGAGCCGATAAAATATACAGGCTTAATTCCACCTGTGGATAACCTCAAAAGATATTGCAAATCAATTTCATCATGCTGCCCTAAAATATGCGCTAAAGATAATGCAAATCATTTTCAGCTGCTTGTCAAAATTAAGGGGCTTTCAAGGGCATTTAAATATCCCCTTTTTGCCCCTTTATTAAAATTTATTTACACCCAAATAGACCGTCAATTACACCCAAAGCGCGCGTTAACTTACA